ACGTTGGCGCCCGCACCCTTGAAGGAGGCCGCTGGCCGACCCTTCGAGTCCGTGCTCACACCTGGCGAGGTCATCGACGGGTTGACCGGCGCGGCCTGACCCATCTTCTTGTTCGGCTGTTTGCCGCCGCGGCTAGTGCTTCCGTACTTCATCCGCTTGCTCCTTTTGCGGGTTCACGTCTGTGAGGCATCTTCCTCACGGTGGGCTGCAACCCTCGAAAGAGTTGCATCGTACCGCCCGGTTGCCGGCCAACTTAGCGAAAACCGGTGCGGGCGGCAAGATTTCATGGGACATCGACCGCCCTGGCTACACGGTCCTGGTCACGTTCAAATGAATTCCGGTCTGCCTTCTCACGCTCGATGTCGGCCTGGGCCTGTAACTTGATCACATTCTGCTCATCTGATGCCTCAATTTCAGCGGCCTTCATGTCGAGCCTGGCAGCGATCTCCTCACGCCTGATGTCAGCATCGAGTTCCATCTGCCGACGCTTGAGGTCAGCCTCGATCTGGATCTTCAGCATATCCTTCTCGTGAGACCTGGCCTTGTCTTCAGTATCTGCCTGTGCCTTCTGCCCATCCATCTGGATCTTCATCTGATCATTCTGGATCTGACCCTGGGCCAGCATCAGGCCAGCATCCTGTGGCTGGTTCTGCGCTGCCTCGGCCTGCTGCTGCATCATCTGCTGCATCTCAGGCGATTCGGGGTTGGAATAGAAGCGGTCAGGCCGCTTGAGGCCGGCAGCCGACACCTTGGCCATCAGCGCCTCGTGGATGTTTTTCAGCGTCAGGATAGGGCCTTGTGCGCCACCCTGGAAGGTGATGATCTTCTCCATGTCAGCAAGGACGGAGTTGACTGCGATAAGCTCCTGCTCGCTCGAGTCGTACCCCAAACCGACCTCGGCCTCCATGTCATACGTCACCTGCCAGTGCCGCGGGTCCATTTCCACCCACTCGCCACTGAGGCGGACCTCTCGCTTCCTGTCCTGATGAGCGATCGACAGTTTGAGGATGTTGGTGAACAGCTTCTTGAACCCGGTCTCGGCCATCATCCTCGCGATGAGTTCAATGCGCTGCGCCGCAGCAGCCATGAGCCTCATCATTCCATACGCGGTGTCGTTGGTCACAGATTCGGGATCCATGCCCTGCGCGTTGCGCGTGACACCTGTCCGACCCTCCCGCTGCTGCTCGAGATATTCGAGGAGCGGAAACAGCATCTGACCGATAGGCTGGACCGGCATGCCTGATATGACTTCTCCAGGCGGACCCTTTGTCCTGACCACTCCACCCGGCCGCTTCACCAGCATATCGTCGAGGTCGACCTTGCCCTCCCATATGGCCGTGCGCTCGTTGTTTATCTGGTACGAGTTGTCGAGGATCTGCCGCAGCACTGTCGAGTGGATTAATTGAAGGTCGCCGACAAGATCGAACATCGAGCGCCCGAAGAAGGTGTGCGGCATTCGGATCGGCGTGATATCGATGAACGGCAGCGGGTCTCCGAAGACCTCGTATGCATAGCCCTCGGTGCCCTCGGTCTCGTCCTCGTATTCGAGCAGCTCATGCGAATTCCCGCCAAGCCAGACCTGCACCAGTTGAGACCTTCCGTCCCCATCAAGATCGAGATCCATGTAAGCCTCGACCAGGGTCACCTCGCGGGTGCTCTCGTCGATCGCTGCGCCTGTCCTCGGGTATTCATATTCCTGGCTGCGGCGTGCGACGTGCTCGGAATTTGACAGCCCGAAGGATGACCCCGTCTCCGCGAGGGCCAGCAACTGCTCCTCCTTGAAGCCGAACTCGAGGGCCTCGGAGATCGTGTAGCGGCGCCGGTGGCCCTTCATACGGCCATGTTCCATCGATCGGCTCTCGCGGCTGATCAGGAACTCTTCAGGTGGTATGCCTTCGATGTGGACACGCTTGACGTCACGCTTGTGCTCGAGGGAGCAGTCGACCAGGACGGGCGGCGCCATCGGCATACCCATCTCGTTAACCTGATCGGTAGCAGCGTCAGGGTCAGCGTATATACGCTGCTCGAGGACTTCGACGTCAGGCTCGCTGCCCAGCATGAAGGCTACGTCTTCTTCGGTCAGTCCTGAATGCTTGGTCGTCCACTTCTCCTCGGTTTCCTTCCAGTAACACTTGACCAGGCCATTCTTCTGGAGGAGCGCGTCCTTGATCCAGTCGTAGGCGATAGTGAACCCATCGTTGTCTCGCTTGAAGACGTGGTTGCACCACGCGGTCTTGTGCCTCGCCTTCTCCTCATCCTCTCGGCCCTCAGGCTGAAACGACACCACCGTATCGGCTGCCATGAAGATGCGGATCAGTTGCGGCATCATCCATTCGACAGTGTCGATGACCTCACCCGTCACGACCTTGGAGCGGCCTTTCTGCTCGTTGCCATACTGCTCCTGCCGGTAGTACTTCAGCGCATTGGCCCGCTCCTGCGCGATCGAGCCATCTATGTAGCCGACCGACGACAGGATCTCGTTGCCGACGATGGCTTCAATTTCGTCGGTCGTCAGAGCTTCGCCTGGAGAGTGACGCCTAGCCATTCAGCATCGCCGCCTTCTGCGCGGCGCCTTCCTTGGTGTACCAGCATCCCTGCATGATCCAGTCGTCCTGATCTTCAGGAACGATCGGCACCTGCTCGCCATCATAGAGGACGACCCAGCGGCCGAACCCGGTGTGATGAGGGATGGCCCGGTCGTCGCCACTGTCCTCGGCGACGTTAGCAGCGTCCTCGAGCAGCGCGTCCGCCACATCCGCGTGCACTTTCTGCAACACATCAGCGCTCCAGTTGGCTTGGAGCACCTCCTCGAGGATCTCGCCCTGGTGCTTGACTATTGCCTGCAACTGGCGGAATTCCTTGAGTTCAAGTATTCCCATCGCCATGTTATTTGCTCTCCTTCGGGGCGGCCTTCACCTTCGGCGGATCCAGCTTGAGGACGACGCTTCCATCGATGGGTTCGACAGAGATATATCCGTCCATCATCATTCGCTTACCGCCAACCGAGATCACCAGCGGCGCGTTGGCCGCCGCCTCGCCCAGGGCATGGGCCAGTTCACTGCACATTCCCACGTTGATCGGACGCATGATCGCCTGATCGTAGGTGTCTATCTTCTGCTCGTTGTAGACATAGCCATCGCGGAACTCCGCACCGTGGATCCGCTTCATCTTCACGCTGGTCGGCGGGTTGCCTGCCAACGCAGCCTTGTGCGCCTTGGACATCGCCACATGGTTTTCGGCCTCGGCCTTCTGAGCCGCGGTCGCTTCCTTTGATCCGAGTTCTGCCATCTCACACTATTCCTAATTCTGCGTCAGTTGGGACTCTGATGCGTGAACGCCGTGGCGTTACCGGCATCGCGAATGTCAAGGCCAAAGCGTCCCCGCCATCGGGGGAAAAGCCAAGCCTCTCCTTGATGCGGTCCTTCGGCTCGAGAAGGATGCGCGAATTACTGTCATAACGAGTGGCGCTCCGTCCCCATATCGGAGCGCAGAGCTGGGTGTGCAAGCTGTCATCATCAGGGATATCGACGCCGGCCGGGTCAGCGATCCAGTCGCGCATGTCTCCCCACATCTCAGCTCGCTTGTTGGCATAGGTCTCGTCGTTAAGCGCCTTGCTGCCGAATTCAATGCCGTCGATGAGGTTAGGGTCGTGCGTCTCACGCAGTCTATCTCGGACGCCACCGCCCATCCCTGTGACATCGATCAGCACCTTCGCCGGGTTGACCCGCTCGATCTGCTTCCCGATCAAGCCGACGATATCCATCTCATTGTCCGTGTCGATCTCTATATCGACGTGGCCTCCACACTTCCTGCCCTGCCGATCGAGCAGCCTTGTCTTGTCGGATCCACCACGCGCCAGGTCAACGCCGAGAATTATCGGGAAGTCTTCCTGCCCGTAGACCTCCAGCTTCCGAGCCTTGTAGACAAGATCCGATCGGATGAATGTCTGGTCTCCGCCGGTCTGGAATGCCTCCTCCGCAGTCGCCGGGTATTCCTGCCGGAACTTCCACGAGATGTCATCCGACTCCTGACTGAGTGCCTGGGCGAACTGCCGATTCTTGGCATATGCCCAGTATGTCTGCTCGTCGGTGAGACCATGCAGCGCCTGATATTCTCGGAACGCCTCAGGTGCATCCCAGCCATCCGCCGGCAACGCACGCTTGTAGGCTTCATGCATAAACCACGCGATGAAGATCAGTTGGTAGTCGCTGTCGCCGCGCTCCGCCGCCTTGCACATCTGATAAAACAGACCACCGAGACCGTTGGCCGTCGACTCGAGGATAACCTCGGTGTCGTCCTCCTCCGGGACTGCCTGCAACACTCCGTCGACGTGCTCCGTAGCATTCTCCCAGTAGGCCACCTCGGACCCGTGAAAGTATTGAATGGTATCCGATCGACCAACTCCTCGAGCGCCGGCAGTCCCGACCTTGTAACCAGAATTCAGTTTATGGAATGACAATTCCTTGGCATTCGATCGGCCGGTCGCCGGTCTGACCTCAGGGTTATTCATCTCGTGGAAGCGGTCGACCATCGTAAACAGGTTGTCGGTTGCCTCTTGCTTGTGCGTCAGGATGAATGCCCGCACTCCGTCCCGGTGCGTCACCCGCCAGTAGTAGCGGCCCTCGACGTACGTGCTGATACCAGGCTGCCTTGCCTTCAGGATCAATGCGCGTATCCGCCCGGTCTCCTCGCGCTGCCGCTCCAGCTTGTTATGGACGGTGTGCTGTATCGTAT